GACCGACTTCTTGAGTTCGCTCTCCGTTCAGAGCCACTTATTCGTTCAGTCGCCGACAAGACACCTACAAACCAATCAATCCCAGGTTCAACAGTAGTGCTTCAGCGCTACGTAGACCTTTCAGCAGCAACTTCTACACTTACAGAAGATGCTGACCCAGATGCAGTAGCGCTTGCAACACCTACAACTACAACAATCACATTGAACGAATACGGAAACTCTGTTCTCGTAACTCGCGCACTTGAATTGTTCTCACTTGCAGATGTTGACCCAGCGATTGCTAACATCATTGCATTCAACCTTGCTGATTCAATCGACCAGGTTGCAATGACAACACTCCGTGGCGGAACAAACGTAATCTACTCAGGTTCAACAGCAACTTCAACAGCAACAGTTACTGCTGCTGCAACACTCTCATCAGCAAACATCCGTAAGGCAGTTGCAAAGTTGCGTGCTAACAAGTCTATCGCTCGCAAGGGTTCACTCTACTGGGCTGGTATCCACCCAGAAGTTTCACACGACCTCCGCGCAGAGACAGGTTCAGCAGGATGGCTCCTTCCTAACCAGTACGGTTCAGCACAGGACCGCATCTGGGCAGGCGAGATTGGTACATACGAAGGCGCATACTTCGTAGAGTCACCACGTCTCTACAACGCAACAGACGGTGCATCATCTGCACGTAACTACCGTACAATCGTTTGCGGACAGCAAGCAATGGCACAGGCAGTTGCAGAAGAGCCACACGTAGTCATCGGCCCAGTCGTTGACAAGTTGATGCGTCACCGCCCAATGGGTTGGTACGGCGTACTTGGATTTGCACGTTACCGCGAAGAGGCACTCTTCCGTATCGAATCAGGTTCATCAATCGCTTAATTGATTGACGGGTGAGGCTAGGGAAACCTAGCCTCATCAGTAAGTTCATTAAGGAGAACAATGGCAAACTATACATTCAAGACACCCACAGTGTCCGAAGGTCCTATCGGTGGACACCGCTTGTTCTACTTCCGTAAGATGAACGTAGGCGTATCGGTCTACAAATCTGGTGGTACATACAAACTTATCCGCTATGTGCAGGATTCATTTCGCAATGAAGTAGATGAGTTCTATGATGGCGGACACGAGCACACAGTAAATGATGCAACCAAGGCTGCAATGATTACGGCAGGCATAGGAATTACAGAAGCAAACTTCACAGTACAGTAGGGGACAATATGGAATGCAGTCATCTTAGCCGAGTCAAAGAGTGGGGCTTCACAGAAGAACACGACTTCAAAGCAACTTTATTTGATTGCGTTCTATGCGGTGAAGAATCACCAGTCCCATTCAGGGATGAAGAAAAAGTAGATGTCGACCACACTCAGTGTGACGATGATTGCTTCGGCTGCAAAGCACGAGGCTTACAACTTAATACTGGAGATGCCTCACGAGACATCCCAGACAAGGCGTGGACTAGCGAACTCAAGGCTTACAAGGATGCTAGGTCACAAGGAATCCAACCAGCAGGTACATCCCGTGCCCACGTTGAAGCGGCTTACGAAGCCTCTGAAACATTAGGCAAGGCGTACAACTCTGAAAAGATGCCAAAGACGAAAGACATCACAACCAAATCGGTTGAGGTTATGAAAGAGATAGGGCAAATCTAATGTGCGTAAAGTGCGGATGCGGTAAGAAAAAGGGCGAAAAGGGTTTCGGTATGGGACCTGCTAAGTCAGGCAAGGCAATGATGGCTAAGAAGCCAGTTGCTAAGAAGGCAGCAAAGAAGTAACAATGCAAGACCCAAGATTGAAGAGGGCGGGAGTCTCTGGCTTTAACAAGCCAAAGGCTACCCCCAATCACCCAACCAAATCCCACGTAGTGGTAGCAAAGGTTGGCACTGAGGTCAAGACAATTCGTTTTGGTCAGCAAGGAGTCAAGGGTTCACCTGATGGCTCTGCACGTAACAAGGCATTCAAGTCTCGCCATCAAGCCAACATTGCAAAGGGTAAGATGAGCGCAGCATACTGGGCGGATAAAGTAAAATGGTAGCAAAGAAAGAATTCTGGGATAAGAAGAATCCTAATAAGACTTCTAAGAAACTTACTCCAGCACAAATCAAATCTGCTAAGGCCAAGGCTAAAGCAGCGGGTCGACCATATCCAAACTTGGTAGACAACGCAGCGGCAGCGAAGAAAAAATAACAAAGGTGGGGACAATGCAAGAGACAGTATCAATCGCCTGGTGCGATAACGGAATGGTAGATGGCAAGTTTATGCAGGGCGTCACAGATGTGATGCTTAAGTCAGGCATTGAATTTGCCACTACTCTCCGCAGTGCAGGCAATCAAATCGCACGTCAGCGTGACAAGGTAATCAACTACTGGTATGACAATAACAAATCTGACTGGCTATTCTGGGTTGACTCAGATGTAGTAGTTAGCCCAGATACATTTAACTTACTTTGGGAGAGCAAGGATGCAGTAGAGCGTCCGATTGTCAGTGGTGTTTACTTTACAACTGACCAGCCTGAAGAGCCGTTGATGACTCCGCTGCCAACATTGTTTAACTTTGTTGAAGGCGATGAGACAGTAGGTGTTGCACGCATTCACCCAATGCCAGTCAATCAACTAATCAAAATTGGTGCAGCAGGTATGGGATTTGTCCTGATGCATCGCAGTGTCGTAGAGAAGATTAAAGAAGCAGCCCCAGGGGCGCCAATATTTTCAGACATCGGACACGGCAAGAACTTCCTAGGCGAGGACATCTACTTCTTCGCACTATGCGACAAGGCTGAGATTCCAGTCTATGCGCACACTGGAGCCACTGCTCCACACATTAAGAGATTCTCTTTCGATGAACACTACTACAACGCATTCTTCGGTGGTGTCAAGGAAGAACAAAAGAAGTCAAATTTAATCGTACCAAAGCAAGGTTTGATTACACCAACGAAGGGTTAAACAATGGCACTAGGCAAAGCGGGTAGCAGTCTGACAGCAGAGTTGAACAGGCTTGCTGGCATCACTGATGTTGCAAAGTTTTTAGATGAACAGGGAGCCGCTAACGCCTGGGCTGCAACTACTGGTATGCCTACTGTTGGTGCTTTGAATATCAAGGCAAGCGCTAGTCGCACTCGCGACAAGTTCAAAGACATCGATGGAATTTGCAACGAGTTGGCAGGAACAACTGGACTTGCAGCACCTGCTGCGTTAAGGAGCATCAACGCCTAATGACTACCACTCTATCGAATTTAATGGATGAGATTCTCATCAACCTTGCGGGATACACATTCCAGCAAGACCGTGCGACTCACCTCACAGCACCAGTTACTACAACTACTTCAACTATCGGCTCACCTCTTATCCTAAACCTAGGCTCTACTGACTCAGTAGGTAAGGGCATTTTGGAAATCAATGAAGAGTTGATGTGGGTTGATACCTTTGACCGTGTTTCTAATACTGCAACTGTATCTCCATATGGTCGTGGCTACCTTGGTACCACTGCATCTAATGCCCACATTGCAGGAGACAAAGTAACTATCTCTCCAACCTTTCCTCGCTATGTAATCAAGCGTGCAATCAATGACACTATCCGCTCCCTTGGAGCAAGCATCTTTGCAGTCAAGACAACAACCTTTACTTACAATGCAGCAATCAGCACCTACGCATTTGCAAACCTAGATATTAAAAACATCATCACAATGACCTACCAGAGCATTGGTCCATCTAAAGAATGGATTCCAATTAGCCGCTGGGACTTTGACTCAATCGCAAACCCTGAGGCATTTGGTTATGTAACAGGAACTGACAAGGTTCAGACAGTCACACTAGGCGAGGCACCACAGCCAGGTCGCACAGTCAAGGTTGTGTACGCAACTGACCCTGCATCGTTTACAACTAACTCTCAGGATTATGCAACACAGACAGGATTACCTGAATCAACCAAGGATGTAATAATTCTAGGAGCGGCCTATCGCCTGCTCTCATTTCTTGACCCAGCACGTGCAGCACAAGTTAGCCCACAGGCTGATGAGACAGACTCTAAGCGCCCATATGGTGCATCCCAGTCTGCAACCAAGCAACTCTATGCACTTTACCAACAGCGTCTTAATGAAGAAGTTAAGGCACACCAGCAGAACTATCCACCACGAGTTCACTTCTCCCGCCGATAAGGACCAGCAATGACAACTAGAAAATATTCATCTCGTTCGCAGCAAACTACTTTGACTGCATCTCTTTCATCATCTGCTACATCGACAACAGTTGTATCTGGTTCTGCCCTACTCGGTGGTGTGACTATCTCCGCTGGAGAAAAGTTCACAATCGTAATTGACCCAGATACAGCGCTTGAAGAAATTGTAGATGTCACTGCTACCTCTACCAACACACTCACCATTGAGCGTGGAGTAGACGGCTCAACAGGTCAGGCTCACTCAGCGGGCGCAGTAGTACGCCATATGGCTATTGGTCGCGACTACCGTGAGGCTAACACTCACATCGAGGCAAGCACTGCAGTCCACGGACTAGCAGGTACTGTAGTAGGAACTACAGATACTCAGACTCTTACCAACAAGACTATTGCTGCAGGCTCTAACACTATTACTGGCATTACCAGTGCGATGATTGCTGACGGCACAATTGTTAATGCAGACATCAACGCATCTGCAGCCATTGCATACAGCAAGTTGGCTTTGACTGGCACAATTACATCATCTGATATCGCTAACGATACTATTGTCAATGCTGACATTAATACTGCTGCAGCCATTGCTGCTACTAAGATTGCAGGAACTGCTGTAACTAGGGCAGATACTGGCACAGTAACTAGCACAATAATTGCTGATGGAGCAGTTACAGCCGCAAAGATTCCTGATGGAAGTATTGCAAACGCTAAGATTATAGGAATTGCTCGTTCAAAAGTCGGCCTTCCATTCACAAATGAAGATATGAATGGTAATAGAATTGTCAATGTTAATCACCCAATTGATGGTTTTGATGCTACTAATAAATCCTATGTAGACACCGCTATCTCTGACCTTATTGGCGGAGCACCATCTACTCTGAATACCCTTGATGAGATTGCAGCAGCCTTGGCTGACACAGCAAACTTCTCAGATACAGTAGTCCTTAAGTCTGGCTCAACTATGAGCGGTAACTTGGCTATGGGAACTAATAAGGTAACAGGACTTGGTACACCAACTACATCTACAGATGCTGCGACTAAAGGCTATGTAGATACTCTTACTGTTGCACCTAGCAACCTAACTGGCGTTATCACATCTGTTGGCTCTGCTACTAGCATTGCCTCACAGACTGGTACTGGTACTAAGTTCGTAGTAGATAACACTCCTACCCTTATCACACCAGTACTCGGTGTAGCAACTGCTACATCTATCAACGGTACGACTATCCCGTCTACTAAGACATTGGTAGTTACTACAGATAAGTTAAACGTACTTGCTACTACAACATCTACAGAACTTCGTGGAATTATCTCTGACTCAACAGGACTTGGTAGTCTTGTATACGCAACAGGACCAACCATATCTGATGCTAAGTTAACTCAGACTATTAATGCTCAAACTGGAACTACATATACCTTTATCCTCGCGGACCACGGAAAGTATGTCACTGCATCTAATGCATCTGCTCAGACTTATACAATTCCATTAAACTCATCCGTTGCATTTCCTGTTGGCTGCAGTATCGACTTAATTCAAATTGGCGCAGGTCAGGTAACAGTCCAGGGAACTGGTGGAGTGACTATCTACTCAACTGGTGCTACTGCTGCAACTCCTAAGACACGTGTGCAGTATTCTGCTTTGACTTGCAAGAAGGTCTCAACCGATACTTGGCACGTCATTGGAGATATTGCCTAATGCAAAATAATGTCGGTATATATGCCTCGCAGATAAGCGGACATCTATGGGCGCCTAACGGAGCCTATGATGCATTGGCTACTGTAACTGTACCATCAGGTGGTGCTGCATCTATAACTTTTGCAGGCATACCTACTGGTTATAAACACTTACAAATTCGAGCAATTGCTCGCGGGTCAGATGCTGGTTCATCTCGTATGGAAATGCGCTTTAATGGCGATACAGGTTCTAACTATTCTTACCACTATGTTTACGGAGATGGTTCGGCTGCATACGGTGGTGGCGCTGGTTCAGATTCTTCTATTTATCTTAACCGTATTGCTGGCTCTGGAACAACAGCAAGCGTATTTGGTGCTGAAGTTTTAGATATTTTAGATTACGCTGACATAAATAAATATAAAACTTTGCGGGCTATTACAGCGTTTGATGCTAATGGAAGTGGTGAAGTACATTTAAATTCAGGTTCTTGGCGTAACACATCAGCAATATCTTCAATCAGCATAACTGCCGAAGGCGCTGCTGGATTTGCACAGTACACACAATTTGCACTTTACGGAGTTAAATAATGGCAACTAATACATACGTCGCATTGTCTACTCAAACTCTTGCCAGCGCTGTATCTTCAGTAACGTTTTCTTCCATTCCACAGGGATACACAGATTTAGTTTTAATAGTCAATGCTTCATCAACAAGTACCAATAACCATCACATCAGAGTGGGTAACGGTTCAATAGATACTGGTTCAAATTACTCTACGACTATCCTCTACGGAGATGGTTCATCAGTCGGGTCAACTCGCGTTTCAGGTCAGGTTGGCTATATTTACGCAGGACAAGGTAGTACAAGTCAATTCACTGATGTATTCAACTTTCAGAATTATTCAAACACAACAACAAATAAAACAGTAATAAACAGAACAAGCGTAGTGACCGCAGGTGGTTGGGTTGGAACTAACGTAGGTCTGTGGAGGTCCACGTCGGCAATTAACACAATCGAATATTACGCCACTGCTGGTAATATTAACGCAGGCTCAACCTTTACTATCTATGGTATTGCTGCAGATACTGGAGCATATAGCGCCAAAGCAACTGGTGGAACTATTACTACCGACCAGTTCAATGTTATTCATACATTTACATCATCTGGAACATTTACTCCAACTCAAGGTTTAGTTGTTGATTACCTTGTAATTGCAGGTGGAGGCGCTGGTGGTAATGGTAATGGCGGCTCTGCAGGTGGCGGTGCTGGTGGATACTTAACATCTGTTGGTTCATCTGGCGGCGGCGGCGCACAAGGCTCACCTTTATCCTTATCCTCTGGTACAGCGTATACCATAACCGTTGGCGCAGGTGGTACTGGTGGAGTTGGAAGCAGTGGAACTAGCACTAATGGAGTCAACTCATCTATCGAAAGTCTTGTTGTAGCAACTGGTGGAGGTAGAGGCGGTTCATACGGTTCAACCCAAGCAGGCGCATCAGGTGGTTCTGGTGGTGGCTCTATTGGAGTTGGTGGACTTGTAGCAGGTGGAACAGGAACTACTGGTCAAGGTTATGCAGGTGGTTCGGGAAATACCAACGAAGCAACTTATCGTTCCGCTGGAGGCGGAGGCGGTGCTGGTGCTGTTGGTGGCAATGGTCCTACAAGTAATGGCGCTGGAGCAGGTGGTGCAGGTCTTGCATCAACAATAACTGGAACATCTGTAACACGCGCAGGCGGTGGTGGAGGTATTAACGGTGGCACAAGTGCTGGCGGCACTGGTGGTGGTGGAGCAGGTGGCGCAACAGGAACTGCAGGAACTGACAATACTGGCTCAGGTGGCGGTGGAGGAACTTGGGGTGGCTCAGGTGGCGGCAATGGCGGTTCAGGCGTAGTAATTATTAGATATCTAAAGTAACGGAGAAATAAATGCCAGCAAATCACGTACTACTACAGCG